TCCAGCATGACCATAGTCGCTGATGATTTCATCAGCACCTTGTCCGCTGAAATAGATACGGCGTCCTTCTCGACGGGCACGATCACATATGGCTGCCAAGCCCATGCTGGCCTGATCCTGTTTAATGTTGTAGTGTTTGAACCGACCATCGTATTCAAAGTCTTCGCAACCTTCTAGATACTTTTGCCAATAGCTGTATTCTTGCTTGTGCATAACAAACTGTTCAGTGTTGGCCAATCTAGCAGTACGGGCATCTAGCACAGACATGTTTTCGTTGTTGATGATACTATAGGTCTTGAATGACACTTGTTGTCTGTGCAGTTCGCAGGCTATGGCTCCTGAATCGTAGCCAGAACTCAAACCCACAAACATGCCAGCCTGTGTGTTCTTTGTACGTTTGGCAATGCTGCGTTGAAATGCTCGGATCCAGTCATCGAATGTGTGCTTGTGTTGCTGTAGATCAAATTTGGTGTTGGTGATGTATCGCAACACTTGATGGGTATTGAGATCTACAACCAAGGTTGTGTTGGCTGATAACTTTTTGCTGTTAGCAAAACCTAATCCCTGCAACTGACTTTGATAACTGGCCACGCCAAACTGTCCGTTGACAAACTCGTACCAGATGGGTTTGCAGGCAAATGTGTCTGTGGCTATGACTATTTTGTTCTGTGCAAAATCTATCAAGCAAATGGCAAATTCACCATCCAGTTGTTGCACAAATTCAGGGCCCAGTTGATTGTAAAGATCGATCAAGCACTCACCATCGGTGGCGTAGGTGCCAAAAGTTTCGTAGTTGTAGATTTCACCGTTGAACACACAGGCCACGTCGCCTTTCACAAATGGCTGAGCTACTAGATCACCGGTGATGTGTAAATGATTGTGCAGGAACTCTATGCCGTTAACGGTGCGCTGATAAGTGGCGTCAGGACCACGTGGCTGACAGCGTGCATTAACTTGATCTAGCCTGGCTAGATTAGTAACACCAAATCCGCACACGTTAGGCCCGGATAAACAACATGCCAGTTTCTCTGATATGTTTGCTGTTAGCAGCCAAGCGTTGTATCTCTGCCGTGTCTTCTGGACTTGGGCGGAATCCTCTGGCGGCCAAATGAGCTTCCCAGTAGCTGGTAGGTTGGCAGTTCACATGGTGATAACCTTTTTGTCCTGGCACAGCATGGGTCATGAACAAGTATCGACCTGCACAGATAGTGGTCAGCAAGTTGTCCAGATACCGTTCTTCAATGTGTTCAACCACTTCTATGCAGTTGACCATGTCTACGTCTTTGACATAAGCACCTTCAGTAAGATCAAACAAGTCAGTGGGATATATGGCACGGTCCACATTTTCTTTGAGCCCTTCCACAGCGTAGGCTGTGAGGCCTTGATCGGCAAACCAGCGTGGTGCATGACCTTGTCCAGATCCCACATCCAACACACTCCGGATGTTGTATTTGCGGATCACATATGACCAGGATTCTGGGCAAAAAGTTGCTGGGTTCAGTACAGCAAAATTTCCGCCTAGGTGTGGTTTGTTGGGATCTACTACATAATCTATTTTTTTGCCCATGTTGGTTCCTATTTAATATATGCTACCATGATGTTGCCAGGTAAGTGACTGTCCACGAATTCAAATTCGTATTTGGGATTGATTGAAAGTATTTTTTCCTGCACGGCCCGCAAAGGAATGTTATCGTGTGCGGCTTTGTCAAAGCAGGCCAGATCATCCACGATCAAGGTATGAGTTCGTATGGCACTGACATCAATAGCTTCCAGCTCTTCGTAGATGGGACAATTTTTTTCTGCTATCTGATCACCGTAGTTGCCACTGATATGAGCATCTATCCAAAACACCGACGGTTCGGTAAGTTGGGCCACTATGCCTGGCAACACTTGTGCAGAATCTCCCCAATGGCATTCCACTACACCTGCGGCTATGTGTTCACTGAATCTTGCACAGGCATCACGATAGAGATATTCATGTATCTCTATGGTGTAACATTTGACGTGTCCAGCATCCAGGGCACACTGTAGGCCGTTGCCCAGGTGTGTGCCAGTTTCCACAAACACCCGTTTTCCAAATCGTTGGAAGTGCTGTAATAAATTGTCATAGTAGACCTTGACGGGCCCTTCAAAGTTGCTGGTACGCAACCAAGGATTGGGTTTATTTTTCCATTTTTTCTTACTCATAACTGATTCCCAATCCTTTATGTGACTGTATGGGCCAGCGGAATGTTTGCTGACAGATTTTTTTGGCTGTGCTGAGAATAAAAATCTGCCGGGGTGGTGTCTTCTTGGGGCTGAATCCTGTGACCACTTCGCCGTTGTTGTTGATCAAATTTTGGCTGATCAATTCAAATCCATTGTGTTCAAATCCATCCTGATGCATGATGGGACTAATGTTGTAGTACCCGTGATTAAACAAGTATATGGGCGCAATCGTGATCACATATCCCGTGACTGCAGTCATCTCGCAGATGTTTTTGAAGGCCTGAGCAACATTGAAACAATGCTCCAGACAACTGCTGTCAATGACCAGGTCAAAGGCCTGGCATAAGTTTTCAGGCAAGGGTTCATTGAGATCCAGTATTTGTTCCATGCCGCGATGTTGGGCCACATCGAAGATTGTGATGTCACAATCGTAGGCCTCTTTTAACATGTTGACTAGATCATAGCCATTGCTGTAGGCAGATTCTATTTGTTCGCCAAAGGCTTCGACTACCACGTCTCGGCTGAGTGCAACATCAGGGTAACCCAGAAAGGCCAAGCGTAGATGACTGTCTGCGTTGCTGGCCCGCAGACACTGCGAAATTTTACGAAGATGATGATTCATTATGCCCATGATCGCTGTTATTTAACTGGATGTTGGTATGGGCAAAATATCGTGCAAAGTTCAAAAAACTGCTTTTGACCGTGGGTCTAATCCAGGTACGACTAAGAATCAGCATGTCCACAAAGGCTTCAATTACACTTTGCTTGTTGCGATTGATATTGTACTTGGTCTGGCGTCCATCGCTGTCAACAACAGATTCGTACCAGTCCCCGGGTATGAGTTTTTCCACATAACTGATTTTGGGTCGGGCACACACATTTGGCAACTGGACAAATCGTTCTTGTGTGACTTGATCGTCTGAACAAACAAAATAACGCTGTGCAGGTGCGGTCAACACCTGCTCGTACAAAGATTCCTCTTTGAGATTGAAATTTTCTGTTTTTCTTAGATGCAGACCAGCCACGGTGTTGTCTATGTGATTGTCTTGACAAAACTCTTGCACACAGTTGGCAACATGGCTGTTTATCAGTAATTCATTGAGCTCTTGAACTATCTGATCTTGTGTGAAATAAGCAGGAATTTTGTTGTGATAGTAAACCAAGTCGCCAGATTGATCCACTGCCTGCTGAATAGCATCTGGATTATGACCGTAACATCGATCCAGTTTGAAGTGTGTTTGATTTTCGTGTATGATAAAAATGCAATCAATATTGTGTTCAAACACTTGAAACACATTTTGGTTGGTCACGGTCCTGTTGGCACTGTCAAACAAGTCGCGGAAACCGGCGCCACACCAGTTGTTTTCTGGCCAGGCGATCACAGGTGTCAGCTGATATTGACGTGCTAGGATTAGGCCGCCAACTAGGCCACTCAAACGATTACCTAGTCCTCCATCACACAGTATATGTATGTTTCTAGCGGTCATAGTTGTGCCATGGATGCTAGGCTCTTGTCTATCCATGGCAAGATCAAATCTTGTTGCCGCAAGTGACCATGCGCATAGATGCTGTGATCTGCTGATTCTGGCAGGAGTTTCAGTTCGGACAAAGCATGCCAGGTGGTTGTTTTGGGATCCTGTGGTGCATGCGAGCTTTTGTATACTATGGCATGAATCCAAGGATCAGCCGGCATCTGCCGGAAAAAACCTGCTCGGCAATCCCATCCGGACATGGCCAGCATGTGCATGAGACTGACCATGGTGTGATGATACAGGCACCCAGCATCTAAATAATAAGCCAATCGCCCGCGATGAGTCAGCACAGTCTGTGGCACACTGATGGCCAGCATGCCACCCGCACTGGCAATGTGCCACCAATTGCTAAGAGTTTGCAAAGGATTCACACAGTATTGAAATGCGTCATGACACCACAAGATATCAAACCCTTTTTGAGGTGGATGTATCTTGCCTTCAAAGTCTGTGCGCTGATAAGTGATGTTGGCATGCTTTCTTGCCACGGGCAAGTTTTCCGCTATGTCAATGCCCTGGCATTGTATGTTCAAGGGTTGTGGATTGTCATCTCGAGTAGTACGGGTAGCCCACCATTCCAGGTCCTCACCGGAACCACACCCCAAGTCTGCCACAGTGACAATACTTTCCATGAAATCATCATATTCATACAAGGCATTCAACACCTGCAGACTGTGACGATGGCTGTCGCCAGGATGGATGAATTTCATAACTGTATGTCTTCCATGCCGGCTGTGCGCAATCTAACAATATGACCACTCATCCAGCTTTTTGAATCCAGTCCCTTCATTATGCCCAGCCAACGATTGCGTAACAGAGCCACTTCGTTGATTATGGTTTCAAAGTCGATCACTTCGTCTTCGCCATCCACGTATTTTTCTGCATCTCTGCTGGTCAGGGCACGGGCATAGCCCTCTAAATATTTTTGGAAATGTTTCCTGCGTATCTTTCTCAACTGTATGTTGAGATGATTCAAGATAGCTTCAATTTCTTGCAGTTGGTTGAATCTGTGTTCGGTTATGCCCGGCAGTTCTTTGATGTTTTTTTCAATCAGACCGCCCACACGCACATCACGTTTGGCATCTTCCAGCTCATTTTCGTAGTAGGCTATAAAGTCTGGAATAGCACCCAGATCAGCAACCACACGACTATACCACATTAATAATCCTCGTAGTCTTCGTCTTCGTCATCATGCAGGTCTTCATCATCATCTTCATCGGCATGATCTTTGAGATAGCTGGTCAAGGCCCTTTTTACTTCGCTGTCACTTTTGAAAGTTTCTTTGATTTCGTCGGCTGCTACATCGTTGTCAATTAACACACTTACCAAAGTTTCTGCAGCCTCACCTCGATCCACAGTGTTTACATAACGTTTGAGTTCCGTCCAAATTTCTCGACTTAATTCTACTGACATCCTTTATTCCTCCGTGGCTGTTTCTTCAGTACTTACCGTTTCTCGCTGATTTGCAAAGTCGGCCATGACCTTGTCCAAGCAACCTTCTTCGTTGCTTTCCCAGGCCTTGCGGAACTGTTTGATAATCTCGCCATCCGACGTCACAAACATCAAGCGATTGCCATCCTTCTTTAACAGGCCTTTCTTTTCAGCCAAGTCCACAAGTCCACTGTAGGGATTCATGCCTGTTTCATAAGGAATCTTGACCTGCACACCTTCAAAGGGTTTGGCATAACGTGTTTTCATTACCTTGCAACCTGCACGGATACCCATGACTTCTGAGATCTTGTTGCCGTCTTCATCTTCTTTGAGCTTCATCTTCTTCATAGCAACCACAATACTACTAGCGTAGATAAAGCCTTGGCCGCCTGAGATCTTGTCGTCAGGGTCAAACATGTCCTGTGACGCATAGGTATGATTGGTACATACCAAGCCCACGTTGTAGCTACCAAACATGTTGACACAGTTGCGAACAAGTGCTGTGAGTGCTTTAGGCTTGCGACCCAGATCACCTTTCATCTCACCGGCATCAAACTGGTTCACGTCTGTGGGTGTCAGCAACATGCCCAAGCTGTCAATGATAAACATGACCTTGGGACGCTCGCCATCGGGCAAGGCTTTATAATCGGCCATGAATGTGCTTATGGTCTTGGCCACATCATCGATCATGGCCATGCTTAGTTTAAGCAGTTTACTTTCCGAAGTGTCCACACCCAAAGCCTTGAGCCAATCTTCGTCGAGTGCGTTTTCACTGTCAATCAACACCACAAAGATACCTTGTTGTTGTGCGTTTCTGGCGATGTTGCCTGAGCAGATGTAGCTCTTGCCTGCACCCGACTCACCGGCAAACACAGTGACCTTGCCCAAGGGAATGCCTTTGTTGAAGTCGCCTGAAATAAGATAATTCAAGGCAAAATTGCCTGTGCTGATCCAATCTGTAGGATCATTGAAGCCAATGCTCAGGCCGTCGATGCTTTTGGTAATTTCCTTGCGGAATTTTGATACGTCAAATGGTTTACCCATGATTTTCCTTTAGTGAAGTAGTAGAGTTGCCCGATTATTGGCTTTAGAATTTTTATATAACATAGTTCTATAATACTTGAGATTTTTCTCTAAGTCTATGATATTGGCAATCGGAATTTGTGTTGCTATTGCTTTAACACCTTTTTGTTGTTGCCAGTTAATGAATTCTTTGCTGTATGGTATTGTTTGAGGTCGATCTAAATTTAATTGAAACGCAAATTCTAAAGTTTCGTAGTTGTAATGGTCCGCAAATTCTAAATCAGTGTCCCAAAATTGCCATTTGTTATAAAACTGTCTGCCAACATAGGTGTAACCAAAACTTAAATTTACCACATCATTGTTGCTGATCAAGGTGTCTTGGAATGGATTATCAAATACTTGCCATTTTAATTGTGATTTAAATTCAATGTCTTTGGCAAAAAAATGTTCTAATCTATGCACGGTCATGTTGACTTCTTCGTAGGGAAAGATAAATCCTAATTTTTGCATGGCTTCGGCTAGCCGTATTTGTCTGATTTTATCTGGATAAAGATCGTGCAATCTCCATCCAATTTGACTGACAATTTTGTCTTGTGAAAATCGCAGTTTATCTATGTCAACTATGTTTTGTTGAGACAGCACCCATTGTTCGTGTTGCCGATTTAGAAATTTTTGATCAAGATATTCAAGAAGATCCGTATGCTCGGCAAATTTTTGATTATTCAACAATGGCATAACAGTGTTGGTCAAAGTCACAGCACTGTGTAACTGATTCAAATAACTGTCAACCGATGAAGAAATATTGCCATCATCCGAGTAACTGTTACAACTGTTGGCATTGGATTTTGACACCACGTGTTCCAATAGGTCAGAATTATAAACAACATCAAACTCAATTGAATCTTTGGAATTTTCAAATATTAAATTTAATTTCATTATCTATAAGCAGGTAGATGCACAGGGAACGTATCCCTGTGCATGATCTGTCAATGATTTACTGCTTCTGACGTGCTCGGATCATGGCCAAGATGTCTTCGGCCTTTTGAGTCGAAGGTTTGGCTTCTACCGGCGCCGATGCCACAGCAGGCGCATCGTCTTCATCAAAACTGCTCGAAACCGCAGGAACGGGTCGGGCCGCAGGTGCCGGAGCATCTTCGTCGGCGTGTGCAGCACCGGATCCGCCAGCCGGAGCATTGACACCTGCTGGGCGGAAATACTGACCCCAACGTTCGGTATCATAGGTCTGGCCATCTACACTTGCTTCAAACATTTCTTTAATGACCCGGACTTCTGCTTCGCTTGGCTTCTTGGGCAAGAATGTGCTCAAATCAAACAGGCCGTGTTTTTCAATCGCGGCTTGTTCGGCTTCTAACAGTGCTGATTCTTTGCGTGCCCATTTGCTACTGTTGTAGTCAGCAAAACCACCTTTGCTGGTCTTGGTGATACGGAAGTCCAAGCCACGCAACAAGTCTGTTGGCAATTCTTCCAGTTCTGGATCCATCAATGCGCCTTTGATGATGGTA